TACAACTGCTATTTCAATTGTGAGTGCTTTGGCGTGAATTGGTTTCACAGCATGTTATCTGATGGTACAGATGATCTTATCAGCAGTAAAAGAGCAGTAACAATCGCCGCATTTATTTTGTGTGCTATCGCCTTTGTTGCAGATTTAATTTGGGATTTAAAGGTAGATCCAAACGTGTTTGAGGGTATGATGTATATTGCCATCGCCGGCCTTGGAGTTACTGCATCCGAAAAATTTGCAAAAAAGAGCGAGGCACCAAAACTATGAAAATAAATCCTGTGTCTTATCCCACAATTCAACCACCAACAATTTCAAAACCAGTAACAGAATACATTGAACATATACACCAAGAGAGAATTGAAGTTAAAATGGCACTTGAAAAGATTGAACAAGGAATGGTAGAATTAAAAACACTCATCGATCAAATTGCCGCAATAAGGTGTAACAAAGATGTATCCTGAAGAAGAAAAAATGCATGCTCTCGAATTAAAAGTTGGTTTGTTGGAAAAAGATGTTCAACAAACTGATAGGGTATGCGAGAAACTATCTGAATCTATAGAAAAGATTCAAGAAATGAATGATAACATGATTCGTATGTTAACCATTCACGAACAACGCCACGAACAACACGAAAAATCGGAAGATAATTTGCAAGAAGATATAAAAGAATTACATTCACGCATTACTACAGTTAGCCGTGAAATACATGAACGAATTGATCAAGTGGAGGTTAGAATTACCGAAAGACTTGACAATATTCGTGCCGATCTTATTCGCCATAAACAGGAAGATAATGGCAATAAAATTAGCGATACTTTAAAAGAAATCGATAAGTATAAATGGATGATCCTCGGTGCAGCCATCGCACTTGGTTGGGTTATCGGTAATGTCAATCTAGGTGTTTTAGGTACACTTTTCAAATAGACTTGTTTTTGTTGTAGTTTTTTGTTATACTCTTTATTATGTTATCAGTTGATTCTAAATATGTCCGTCTAATGTCATTTCGTCTGCGTAATTTCAAGCAGAAGAATGATTACCTTTGGAATTTCTCCTGTCCAATTTGTGGTGACAGTAAGAAAAATAAAACAAAGGCTCGTGGTTATGTTTATCGTAAATTAAATGATTTGTTTTACACCTGCCATAATTGTGGTGCAGGTTTAAGTCTTGGTAATTTTATAAAGCATGTAGATGAAAGTTTGTACAAAGAGTATTCTCTTGAACGATACACATCGGGTAAGACCAATAATTCAAAACTTGCAAACACAATTCTTAACATTACACCAACAAGGTTCGATAAACTTGAAAAGGCAAAAACATTTGAACACGCAGAATGGTGTGATAAACTGCCAGAAGGCCACTTTTGTCTTGATTATCTAAAGCACAGAAAAATAGATAAATCACATTATGAAAGATTGTTATTTACACAAAATTATAAACAATTTGTTGATGCACTCATACCAAATCACGGAAAACAATTACTTGATGATGCACGACTTGTAATTCCTTTTTATGATGCGTATAATGAATTGATTGCTGTATCTGGCCGTGCATTAGTAACGAGTGACAAAACATTAAGATATGTTACTATAAGAACAAAAGAATCTACTGATAAATTGATATTTGGCATGGATCGTGTCAATCGATCAAAAGATGTTTATATTGTCGAAGGACCACTTGATTCATTGTTTATTGATAATTGTGTTGCCTCCGGTGATGCCAATCTTACACTTGCAGCAAAAAGTATTTCAGTAGGTAAAAAGATTTTAATATTTGACAATGAACCAAGAAATAAAGAAGTGATGAAATTGATGCAAAATGCAATCAAATTAGATCATTTTGTAGTAATTTGGCCAGATAATTTGATTGGTAAAGATATAAATGAAATGATCATGAATGGAAAAACAAAAACAGAAATACAAAGTATTATAAGTAGTAACTCCTTCAAAGGTCTTGAGGCACAAGCCAAGTTTACATTTTGGAAAAAAGTATGAAAGTTGAATTGATTAGTTATACACAACCAGCGATGCATTTCGCTGAGAACACAACAGAATTGGTTGCTTTTTGTGCGAGAGTATCAAATCCTAGCAACCAAGCCAACAAAGAAACTAGTGAGAAATTAATTCGTTATCTTATTAAGCATCAGCATTGGTCACCACTTGAAATGGTGAACATGTGTTTAGAAATAGAAACCACAAGAGATATTGCAAGACAAATGCTTCGTCACCGTTCATTTAGTTTTCAAGAGTTTTCTCAGCGTTACGCCGACCCAACTAAAGATTTAGATTTTGTTTTAAGGGATGCAAGATTACAAGATGAAAAGAATCGTCAAAACTCCGTTGAAACAGATGATGAATTATTAAAATACTCATGGAGAATTATGCAGAATCGTGTATTAAGTGAAGCAAAAACTGCATATCAATGGGCCATAGATAATGGTATAGCAAAAGAACAAGCTCGTGCTGTATTGCCTGAAGGACTTACAATTTCGAGATTATACATGAATGGCACATTAAGATCATGGATACACTACATACAACTTCGCTCAGCGAATGGCACACAAAAAGAACATATAGAAATAGCACAGAAATGTGCAGAAATAATTGCCACGGTATTCCCCATGGCAAATGAATTCGTAACAAAATAATAATAACTGGAGTATTGCATGTCTGATATTGTTCACGGCATCACCGTAGATTTCACTAGAGATTCATTGTTTGATGAATTAGGTATCAAAAGATTAAAAGAGAGTTATATGCGTGAGGATGAAAACTCACCACAAGAAAGGTTTGCATATGTATCTAAACATTTTGGGACGAATGCTGCACACTCGCAAAGGCTTTATGAGTATTCTTCTCGACATTGGCTTTCTTATTCTACTCCCATTTTATCTTTTGGCCGCTCTAAGCGTGGTCTGCCTATTTCATGTTTTCTCCCGTATCTTGATGATTCCGCAGAAGGCCTTGTCGATTGTCTGGCGGAAGTAAATTGGCTCTCAATGCTAGGAGGAGGGGTTGGAATTGGAATTGGAATTCGCTCTGCTGATGATAAGTCGGTTGGTGTTATGCCTCATTTGCGTACCTATGATGCTTCTTCTCTCGCTTACAGGCAGGGCAGAACTAGGCGTGGTTCTTACGCTGCTTATCTTGATATTAGTCATCCTGATATTCTCATTTTTTTAGAAATGAGGAAACCAACAGGCGACCAGAATATGCGTTGCTTGAACTTGCATCATGGCATTAATGTTACAGATGATTTCATGCATCTAATTGAAAAATGTATGTTAGATCCACATGCTGATGATACATGGCATTTAAAAGATCCTCATAGTGGTGAGGTTCGTGATACAGTATCGGCTCGTGAATTGTGGCAGCGTATATTAGAAATTCGTATGCAAACAGGTGAACCTTATTTGCATTTTATTGATACAAGTAATCGTTTAATGCCAGAGTTTCAAAAGAAACTTGGTCTATCAATTAAACAAAGTAATTTGTGTAGTGAAATTATTTTACCAACAGATAAAGAGCGTACAGCTGTCTGTTGTTTATCATCAGTTAATTTGGAGTATTACGATGAATGGAAAAACGATCCAAACTTTTTGCACGATGTTGCTGAAATGCTTGATAATGTTCTTCAGTACTTTATTGACAATGCTCCTTCTTCTATCGCTCGTGCAAAGTATAGTGCCAGCAGAGAGCGTTCTATTGGTATTGGTGCTCTTGGGTTCCATGCTTATTTGCAGCGAAACAATATTGCTTGGGAATCTGCTTTGGCCACAAGTGCCAACAATAAAATGTTTAAACATATTAAGGAGAAATTAGATGCTGCCAATCTTTCGTTGGGTGCCAAACGGGGAGAGGCTCCCGATGCCGTTGGTACTGGTCGCAGGTTTAGTCATATGCTTGCCATTGCTCCTAACGCTTCTTCTTCAATCATAATGGGCAATACATCACCAAGTATTGAACCTTTTAGAGCAAATGCATATCGACAAGATACATTAAGTGGTGCCTTTCTAAACAAAAACCGTTATTTGGATAAAATCATCAAGGAGAAATGTGATGCAGACAAAAATCTTGATTACAGCGAAATCTGGTCGTCTATCATCGCCAATGATGGGTCCGTTCAACACCTTGAGTTTCTTGATGAGTGGACAAAAGATGTGTATAAAACCAGTATGGAAATTGACCAAAGATGGGTCGTGGACCATGCAGCTCACAGACAAAGTTACATTGACCAAGCGCAGTCTGTCAATTTGTTTTTTAGACCAGATGTTAATGTAAAATACTTACATGCTGTACATTTTCAGGCATGGAAACAAGGATTGAAAACTCTTTATTATTGTCGTTCAGAAAAATTGGCCAAAGCTGATAAAGTTGCTAAAAAAATTGAGCGTGAAGTAATACAAGAGATTGATTTAAAACAATTAGCGACAGAAGAAGTGTGTTTGGCTTGTGAAGGTTAATGTTGTATTAAGAACATGCGATAGAGTTTCTTTGGCGACTGATAGAATAGTGGCCAAAGATGAATGTATTATTCGTTGTTTAATTTCTTTAGTAAATTCTTTAGAATCATATGGTAAATATTCATTACATATCATAGATGATAATTCAAGTGAATGTACTAAAGATAAAATAAAAGAAGTTGCACCAACAGCAACATTTAATTTTTTACCTGAGAGGGATCAAACAGGTCTAAATGGTAAACAAAAGTCACGATATTCAGTAAAAGTGGCATATGACTACATTGATACTTTACCTGAAGATGAATTAGTTTATATTGTAGAGGATGATTATTTACATTATAATGATTCGATAAGAAAGATGGTTGAAGCATGGTATTACTTTCAATCATTTGATATGAAAACAGAAATTGGCATATTTCCACAAGATTTTGTGCAATTATATTTTCATCCTAAAAACTTATTTAATGATACTTACATCAGACCATGTATTGTATCACCAGGACCAGACAGATACTATCGTACCACATGGTTCACACACGAATCGTTTATGATAAAGAAATCTGTCATTACAAAATATAAAGAAGAATTTAATAAATTGATGGAGATAGGTGAGATAGATGGTAAATGGGAAGGCACCAGTCTATCAAATGTATGGACAAAACCTGATGTAGCTATGTTGATGCCCATGAAAACTTTAGCAATACATGTAAGTACAAAAGAAGATATTTCATTTTTCTGTAACGATTTTCAAGAATTATGGAACAAAAACGCATACTAGTTGTTGGTGCAGGTTATGCTGGCGCCGTAGTGGCCAGAGAATTACATGATGCTGGATTTTATGTAGATGTGATTGATCGCCGGCCACATATAGCAGGTAATGCTTACGATTTTGAAAATGATTTTGGTATTCGTGTGCATAAGTATGGCCCTCATTTGTTTCATACTAACAATGAAGAAGTATTTAAATGGTTATCTAAATTTACTGATTGGATACCATATGAACACGAAATAAAAGCTAAATTAAAAAGTGGTGCATTTGTACCATTTCCAGTAAATAGAAATACTTTATTGGTCGTAAATAAAGAAGATGTTTTTAAAACATTTTTTGAACCGTACTCACGCAAAATGTGGGGACAATATTACGATGAAATAAGTAAAGATGTATTTGATAGAGTAAAACCAAGAGATACATCAGATAATCGTTGTTTTACTGACAAATATCAATATATGCCTGTTGAAGGCTACACAAAAATGTTTGAAAATATATTAGATGGTGTAAATGTATTTTTAAATCGTGATTATCATAAATCTATGGAAAATGAATATGATCATATCTTTAATTCGATGGCCATAGATGAATATTATGATTATTGCTATGGCGAATTGCCATATCGATCAATACATTTTCATACGATAACAGTACCCATAGATGAAATACTGCCTTGTACAACAGTAAATTTTACAGATGATGGTCGATTTACAAGAGTTACAGAATGGAAAAAAATACCAATGCATGGTGAGAATATGAATTACAGTACCGTTACATATGAAGAACCATGCGACTATAAAGAAACAGGTGAAAAGTATTATCCCGTGATGACTGAAAATACGAAATTGTTATACAAAAAATATAAAGACATACAAAATGATAAGGTGACATTCATTGGCCGATGCGGCCTTTATACCTACATGGATATGCACATGGTTGTTTCGTCATCGTTATCAATCGCAAAAAAATTTATAAGAGAGAATAAGTATGGTAAAGAGAAAACATAACATAACAGAAGAAAGAAATTCATTCAAACCTTTTTATTATCCATGGGCATATGAAGCATGGTTAAAACATGAACAGATTCATTGGTTGCATACAGAAGTGCCTATGCTTGAAGATGTAAAAGATTGGAAAAATAAACTTACAAAAGAAGAAAAACAGTTTCTTACACACATTTTTCGATTCTTCACACAAGGCGATATAGATGTTGCTGGTGGCTATGTTAAAAACTATTTACCTTATTTTGCACAACCAGAAGTTCGTATGATGCTTCTTGGCTTTGCGGCTCGTGAAGCATTACATGTGGCTGCATATTCACACTTAATTGAAACTCTTGGCTTGCCAGAAACTATGTACAATCAGTTTCTTGAATATGATGCAATGAAACAAAAACACGAATACATTCTAGATATTTCTAATCAAAATTCAAGTAAAGAAAACACAGCCAAACATATTGCCGTATTCTCTGCATTTACAGAAGGTATGCAGTTGTTTAGTTCTTTTATTATGTTATTGAATTTTCCACGACATGGTAAAATGAAAGGCATGGGACAGATTGTTACATGGTCAATTGTTGATGAAACCATGCACACAGAATCAATGATTAAGTTGTTTAGAACCTATATTGAAGAAAACAAAGAGATTTGGAATGATGAGTTAAAAGGTCAGATATATACTATTGCAGGTAAAATGGTTGAATTAGAAGATAAATTCATTGACCTTGCATTTGATATGGGACCAATGCAAAATCTAACATCAGATGAAGTGAAACAATACATTCGATATATTGCTGATCGTAGACTAATTAGCCTTGGTATGAAAGGTATTTTTAAAGTTAAAAAGAACCCACTACCATGGGTTGAAGAAATGATTAACAGTCCAATTCACGGCAATTTCTTTGAGAATCGTGTAACTGATTATGCAAAAGGTGCATTGTCTGGTGATTGGGAAGATGTATGGGGCAAAGCAGCATGATCACAATAGATCAAACAGCAATAAACAAAATTGCAGAGTTATATGTAGAAGAAAATGATCCTGAAGTAAAAGGCCTTCGCATATTTGTTCAAGGTGGCGGTTGTTCTGGTTTTCAATATGGTTTTACTTGGGACAATGCCATCAATGAAGATGATTTTGTTTTTGATGTGAAAGATGATATAAAATTATTAGTTGATAGTATGTCATCACAATATTTGCAAGGCACAACAGTTAAATATAAAAAAGAATTAGGCGGTGAACAATTTGTTATGGAAAATCCTAATGTAACAACCAAGTGTGGTTGTGGTTCATCTTTTGGAGTTTAAAAATGGCATATTCAGCTCAAGTAATAGACCATTATGAAAATCCTAGAAATGTAGGATCTTTTGCAAAAACAGAAGATTTAACGAAAATTGGTACAGGTATGGTTGGTGCTCCAGCCTGTGGCGATGTAATGAAATTGCAGATAAAGGTGAATGATGAAGGAATTATTACTGATGCGAAGTTTAAGACATATGGCTGCGGCTCCGCAATTGCAAGCAGTTCTCTTGTCACGGAATGGGTCAAGGGTAAAACTCTTGATGAGGCATCAACTATTAAGAATACTCAAATCGCCGAAGAGCTGGCGCTCCCTCCAGTCAAAATACATTGTTCAATTTTGGCTGAAGATGCAATCAAAGCGGCCATAGAAGATTATAAGAAAAAGAATTCACAATGTTTGGTTTAACTTTAATTATGACTTTGTTATTAGGTTATCAAGTAATGATGCCTCAGGTAAACAATGCCAAATACACCTTCAATATTGATTCAGAAGGTACTATTATACGCATGAATACACAAGATGGCACAATGGAAAAATGTGATAAAAATTTAATTTGTAAGGGAGAGAAATGAAAAAACTATTATTTACAATTCTTGTTATGATGGGTTCAACCGCCATGGCCAATCCATATAATTGGCAAATCACCCGTGTTATTGATGGTGATACCGTAGAATTTAATGTACCATTTATGCCTGATCCATTACCAAAGAAATTATCAATTCGTGTATTAGGCGTTGATACACCAGAAAAAGGCCATCGTGCATTATGTCCAAAAGAAAATGAAGCTGCACAGAGAGCCACACAATTTACCAAAGATGTATTGAATCGTGCATATCAATCTGGCCAACAAGTATTGATTGAATTAAAAGACCATGATAAATATGGCGGCCGTGTGCTTGGTGATGTGGTTATTAATGGTCAGCGTTTATCGCAATTACTAATCGCCAATGGCCACGCAAGACCTTATTTTGGTGAAAAGAAATCTTCATGGTGTTAATATGACAAATCTACATCATATATGCGATAATTGTGGTTCTGAGTTTACGATTAAATACGATGAGGATCAGACTGAAACTGATCCACTCCATTGTCCGTTTTGTGCAGAATATATTACGGAACATGAAGAAGTTGATGATGATGAATGACCTGGTACTTTCATAATACCATCAATGAGATAACAGCCGAAGAAACCGAAGGGTTCTTTGGCTTTGTCTATCTCATCACTCACAACAAAACTGGCCGAAAGTATATTGGCAAGAAATTCTTTACTAAATCTAAAACTAAACAAGTAAAAGGTAAAAAGAAAAGAATTCGTGTCGCCTCTGATTGGGAAAACTATTGGGGAAGTAATAAGAAATTACAAGAGGAAGTAAAAGAAAAAGGTGCAGATCAATACACTAGAGAGATTTTACACCTCTGTAAAAGTCGTAGTGAGTGTTCTTATTGGGAAACTTTTGAGATTTTCAACCGCCACGCTCTGATGAATGATTCATACTATAATGAGTGGGTGTCCTGTAGGATTCGGAAGGACCACCTTAAAGCTAAAGCATCTTAATTTCAAACCGGACACCGATACTTATAATATTTTCAGCTTCATTTCACAATAATTCAGGTAAAAATTTATTATTTTTTCTTTGATTTTCATCTGATGAAATAATTCTCAAATTTTGATGTACGTGCAATCCAGAGACATTTTTACCACGTAAGGGTATTATGTGATCCACATGATGTGGAGTTCCTGTTTGTTCTGTTATTCTTCTACATTCATCATAGATTTCGCTTATTTTATTAATGTCACGCCATAGTGGTTTTTGTTTGTTTCTATGTTCGTGAAAATAACCTGCGCCAATTTTGGCAGCAATAATTTTTTCATGTGAAGGCGAACAAGCTTTTTTGTTTTTGCGAAAAATGGGTTTATTACAAATTAGACAATTCATAGTTATCTCCGACTGATATAGATAGTTATGTGGGACAGCCTGATCCGACCGGGTTTCTTGGTACGCCAATACCAAGATTACCACATTTATTTATCATCTGGTAGAATTACATCATCTTTGCCACAAAAATGTGCGGTTGCAACATAAAATATACTAAATAATATTGTAATGCTTAAGGAGGTTACAATGTTATTGAAATTTAAATCTTTTCTACAAATGCTGTGGGATTCTATGATTGAAGGCCAAATGAAGCGTGCCGAATATTATAAAAAAACCCGTAGATTTATGGAATAAACTCAATCAATCGTCTAAAGGAGATTCACATGTTTGACTATTTTAAAAACGCTAAAGTACCACAAATCGATGAAATCGTTGCCAAATCTACTGATGTGGCCATTCAAACCATCGACTATCAGAACTCGGTATTTAAAGAGACTTTGAAGTTTTTTAATACTGTTACAGACAAATTCTTTTATACATATACTGTGAGTGCAGCAGATGCTGTAAATAAAGGCACGGAATATGCAAAAGAAGCAATTACAAAAGCAGGAAAACAACTTTCAACGGTATCTGCAAATAGCAAATAATACTCGTTCTTGGTTGCCTGTCAATAGAAATGGTTGGTGGATTAAGTTTTCCACCTACCATTCTCACAATATTCTTTTATTCTTAATTTCACCATTTACTGGTCAGACCATTATTCGTTATTTCGACAATGAAGATGATGCAGTAAAATTCATTAACTATATTTGCGACTTAGATCCTCATTTAGAGTTGGAGATTTAAAATCTGATGTTATTCGTGTAAGTGACATATTTGTTCTCTGTTATGCTTGTTTGATAGCCATAGTGTTCTGGTATCCAGCATTTATTGAAATCCACTTACTAGAATCCAACTGTACTGGACTAGATCTAGGAGTTCTGTCGTTAAGGCCTAATTCTCCTCCACTATTACTTCCCCATGCCCATAATGTATTATTATTTTTTGTCGCTAACGTAAAATATAGACCACTACTAATTTTATTCCAATCAGTACCAGTTCCTACTTGAACTGGACTGGATCTATTTACTATATCATTAAATCCTAGCTGGCCAGCATTATTTCTACCCCATTGCCATAGAGTACCATCTGTTTTGGTGGCTGCGGGGCTGTAGACACCAACACTCACCAGATTCCAATTAGTAGAAGTTCCTACTTGGACTGGACTGGATCTATCAATTGCGTTTCCAAGTCCTAATGAACCATTAGTATTAACTCCCCATGTCCACAGAGTACCATTTGTTTTAGTAGCCCCACTTGATCGATATCCTATATCAACCAAATTCCAATCTGTAGAAGATCCTATTTGAGTTGGGCTAGATCTAGCAGTTGTTTGATTGAGTCCTAAGTTTCCTCTAAGATTAGATCCCCACGTCCACAAAGTACCGTCAGTTTTTTGAGCAATTGCATCACCATATCTTTCTTTAATAATATTCCAATTAGTAGCAGAGCCAACTTGTGTTGGACTAGATTTATTAATTTGATCTCCAAGTCCTAGCTGGCCATAATTATTATCTCCCCAAGACCATAAAGTACCATTTGTTTTGATAGCAAACATTGCATTATCGATACTAATTTTGCTCCAATTAGTACCAGTTCCTACTTGGACTGGACTGGATCTATTAATCATGTCATTAAGTCCTAGATTACCAAAGCTATTATTTCCCCATGTCCATAAAGTTCCATCTGTTTTTATTGATCCAGATTGATAATCAAAAGTGTTTATTTCACTCCAATCATTACCAGCAACTTGAACTGGGCTGGATCTAAATCCATCATTTATACTTATTCCTAATTTTCCCACACTACCGTTTGATCCCCAAGTCCATAATTGATACTGTGGCGCAACCGTAACCGTAACATTAAATGTCCTATCAGAATCTTGCAATTCAGCATCAGAGGCTCTTACAGTAAAGCTATATGTTGTCTCAGCACCAATCGTTACAGTACCATAAAAATATCCATTGCTGAGTAATTGTGTACCAGCTGGTAATGCTGTAGTATTGGAATATGTTGTGGCACCAGTAGCACTCAATGATACATTAAAGGATACATTGGCTGATTGATTTGATAAAGTGCTGCCTGTAACCCATGTTGGTGATGTAGAATATGTTACACCATTTACACGAATACCAAATCCACCATCTGGATTAATTACATAAAGATTATATGATGCAGCTGATCTAGCAGGTACTTGTGCTCTTAATGTTGTTGAATTCACATAACTAACTGCCGTGGCCTGTGTAGTGTCAATGAATACTGTGGCACCAGATTGAAACTCTGACCCATTAATCACAATGTAACCACCAGCAGTATCTACGGCAGTATCATCTAATATTGTATAAGAAGAATTAGCAACATTGACAGAAGTAATTTTAGGTGCCAATGTTTGTGTAAAGGCTACGGTGGCAGTATTGGATAGTTTAGTCGTACCAATGGCATAATCTTGTATGTTTTGGGGTTGTATTTTGGTAAGTGGCATGATTTTATGCGGTTCTGGTGGCTATGGTGTTGTATTTTCCAATACTCACCTTGCTCCATGTGGTACCAGATCCTATTTGGACTGGACTGGATCTATTTACTATATCATTAAATCCTAGCTGGCCACGATTATTACGTCCCCATGTCCATAAAGTACCATCGGTCTTGGTGGCTATGGTGTTATAAAATCCAATACTCACCTTACTCCATGTGGTGCCAGATCCTACTTGAACTGGACTGGATCTATATACTCTATCATTAAGTCCTAGCTGGCCGTGATCATTACGTCCCCATATCCATAGTGTACCATCAGTCTTGGTGGCTATAGTGTTATAAACTCCAATACTCACCTCACTCCATGTGGTGCCAGATCCTACTTGGACTGGACTGGATCTATCAACTATATTACCAAGTCCTAGCTGGCCATTATTATTATATCCCCATATCCATAGTGTACCATCAGTCTTAGTGGCTATGGTGTTATAAGCTCCAATACTCACCAAATTCCAATTAGTACCAGATCCTACTTGGACTGGACTGGATCTATCAACTATATCATTAAATCCTAGCTGGCCTCGTTGATTACTTCCCCATGTCCATAGAGTACCATCAGTCTTGGTGGCTATGGTGTTATAGGAGGTTCCAATGCTCACTAGATTCCAATTAGTACCAGATCCTACTTGGACTGGACTGGATCTATGTACTATATCATTAAATCCTAGCTGGCCACGAATATTACCTCCCCATGTCCATAAAGTACCATTAGTTTTGGTGGCTATGGTGCTATATTCTCCAATATTCACCAAATTCCAATTAGTACCAGATCCTACTTGTACTGGACTGGATCTATATACTGTATCTCCAAGTCCTAGTTGGCCACGAATATTATATCCCCATGTCCATAAAGTACCATCAGTCTTGGTAGCCATGGTGTTATAACTTCCGATACTCACCAAATTCCAATTAGTACCAGATCCTACTTGGACTGGACTGGATCTATCAACTATATCATTAAATCCTAGCTGGCCAAAATTATTACGTCCCCATAACCATAATTGATACTGTGGCGCAACCGTAACCGTAACATTGAATGTTTTGTCTGCATCTTGATTTTCTGCGTCTGTAGCCCTCACAGTAAAGCTATATGTTGTCTCTGCACCAATAGTAACTGTACCATAAAAATATCCATTCGATAATAATTGTGTTCCTGCTGGTAATGCTGTGGTATTAGAATAACTTGTTGCACTCGTAGCACTTAAACTTACATTAAAGGAAGTATTTGCTAATTGATTTGATAGCGGGCTTGAAGTAACCCACGTTGGTGTCCCTGAAAATGTCACACCATTGACACGAATACCTGTGCCACCGTCTGGATTTACCACATAGATATTGTAAGAAGCGGCAGATTTAGCCGGTAATTCTGCTCTGAGAGTTGTACTATTGACAAATGTTGTTGAAGTGGCTTGTGTCGTATCAACCAACACAATCGCACCAGATTGAAAGTCTGAACCCGTTACAACAATATAACCACCGCCAATATTTACTGCTGTATCATCCAGTACGGTATAGGCACTATTGGCAACATTTACCGTTGTAACTTTAGGTGCAAGGGATTGAGCAAAAGCCGACACGGCAGTATTTGAGAGTTTATTGGTATCAATTGCATAATCTTGTATGTTTTGACCTTGAATCTTGGTAAGTGCCATGGTTGCCTCTTGGTTGATTAATTACCTATTTATTCTATCTAAATACTTGACAACACGATTTTTATCATTTATACTTCCAATATGAAATCTCTTATTACCGAAATAAAATCTCTTACCGATTCAGAAAAGATCAATTTGTTGGCCATGTTTCTTCTGGCCGCCTTTGTCGTTGCCTCCGTGTCCATTATGTTTAATATCACCCGTGGTGCCGATGTAGACTATTTTAAAGAACGCTTGGTGATTACCGAAGCCAGACTGAATTCAATTGATAAAAAGGTAGATGATTACCGTGACCGCATTGATCGCATGAATGACAAACAAACAGAGAAAATGATTGAAGTACAAAGAAAAGTAGAAGAGCATGAAAAATGGATAGAAGAATGGAAAAAATTACCAAATCTACCAAAGCCGAGGAGATAGTATGAGTGATGGTGGAAAAGGTTCAGCACCAAGACCATTTTCTGTTGATCGCAAGACATTTGAAAATAATTGGGATATGATATTTAAAAAACCATCTTGGGATCATTATAGTGATCTACCAAATCCTGACGCATATACAAATGATTATCAGGACATTTTATCGACCGAAGATTGTGTAGAAAATGTATTAAAGGATTTCAAACCAAATGGTACAGAAACGGAACAAACACCGTGATACCTTTTGACATTGAAGTACCATACCGAATGAGGCCCAATATGAGGCCTCTTTCTGATTCCGAGCCCATAACATATCAAGATGATCAATATGATGATTACATTGATCAAAAGAAAAAATTATGTTCGCCAATATTTGGTAACAATGTAACAGAAGAATTGCATGAAAACATTTTGAATTATTTAAAGTGTAATGATTTCAGCGAGGCCACCAAAAAATATCAAGAAGATTTTGTGATATGGGCACCAAATGCTGATGGTAAATTATCCATGCAAATAGCATCTGTGTGTTTTCCATCTGGTTGGGATCCAGCAGAAAAGATTAATAAGACCTTTGCTGAGATACACCAACCTGTGGCCGATAATAAACTCATCATGTCGGCGGCTGATAGTATTGCCACAATGATTACACAAAAAGGACCATTTGTGCGATCTGTATGGACTGTATCAAATACACCGAATTTAAACCAAAGGCCATCTGTAAAGAAGCCGTGGTCAAATGAAACGGTACATCAAATGTATTATCGAGCCGAAAGGCAAGTTACCATACCTCTTGGTGATAAGGCAATATTCTTTATTCGAACTCATATATTGCCTTTATTGTCAACAGATTGTGATAGAATCCGAATATCTATTAATAGTATGACCGATGAAATTCTGGCCTATAAAGGCTTGCAATATGTTAAGGAACAATTAAATGTTGAAAACATGGGTGCTTGTTCTGGTTATTAATGGTGTCACAACCGATTTAGGGCCAAGAGTAAATATTAATGATTGTACCCAAGCATGGAAAGTTTATATAAAACAAAACCCTAAATTAAAATACAATACATTTTGTGAATGGCGTAATGAATGAAAAATTATGATTGGAAAGAAGGTGGTAACAATATTAGTTGCTACTATTATTACAATACCAAAGATGGCCTGATTGTAGGCCAAGTCCACAATATATCGCACACCAATATATGGGTCTCAAAGATATATAAAACTCCTACCAATGAGCATTATCTTGGTCAATATATTTCATTAGAATATGCCAAAAATGCCATCGAAAGGCATTTTGATATACAGTCTCGTACTTTGCTAGAAAGTGATTTTTAATGAATCGATATTCGAATATGCCTGTGGTTCTAAGTGCGGTTACCTCTGATGAACCGATATCCGATGTACCATGTGGCACCTGTACCAAATGCTGTGAATTATTGGCACCGATGCTGACACAAGAAGAAATTGCATCAGGATTATATCCAATCAGTCTGGTCAATCCAACGGATCATCAGTTAAAAGAAAACCCTTCCGCCAATATTGTCATTACACTTTATCGTAAAAAGGAAGGTGGTTGTGGTATGTTTATTGATGGTAAATGCTCGATCTATGACATTCGACCAAAGGCCTGCCGCCAATTTGATTGTCGCAGAGGCCACTATCCACCACTTATATCACACGCCAAAGAGAAATTTGCAATTTAAAGGACTTTACTATGAGAATTGAAGAAGATATTAAATTAGATTTTCGTGATGTATTGATAAGACCAAAACGATCCACACTCAGTAGTCGCAAAGAAGTAAATTTAGAAAGAACCTACACCTTTCGCCATAGTAAACAAACCTGGTCTGGCATACCAATCATGGCCGCAAATATGGATGGTGTTGGTACATGGAATATGGCTAAAGCTCTTGCCTTCCATAAACTGTTTACTGTATTGGTCAAGGCCTATAGCATTGGCGATCACAATATAAATTGTCCTGATCTTGATGCAAACACCTTTGCTGTATCAACAGGGACGAGCGAGAATGAATTTGGTCGCCTTGAAATTATAATGCAGTCTCAACCACAAATACAGTTTATTTGTATTGATATTGCAAACGGTTATTCAGAGCATTTTGGTGACTTTGTTGAAAGAGTCCGAAAAAACTTTTCCAATAAAACAATTATTGCAGGTAATGTTGTTACCGCAGATATGACACAGGAGTTAATTTTACGTGGAGCAGATATTATTAAAGTTGGTATTGGGCCTGGTAGTGTTTGTACTACTCGTATCCAAACTGGAGTCGGATATCCTCAATTATCGGCCATTATCGAATGTGCTGACGCTGCTCACGGCCTTGGCGGGCATATTATTGCTGACGGCGGCTGTACTTGTCCTGGTGACGTTGCTAAAGCCTTTGGTGGTGGTGCTGACTTTGTAATGGTGGGTGGTATGTTTGCAGGCCATGATGAAGGCGGTGGTCATATCGAAAATGGTAAAGTAACATTCTATGGTATGAGTTCTGATACTGCAATGGAAAAACACCATGGCGGTGTGGCCGAGTATCGAAGCTCCGAAGGCCGTACTGTAGAGATACCATATAAAGGACCAATTCAAAATACCGTCAGAGATTTACTTGGCGGCCTAAGGTCAACCTGTACCTATGTCGGTGCGCCAAGTTTAAAACAATTGCCAAAATGCACAACCTTTATTCGTGTCAATCGCCAGATCAATGATGTATTTCTGTAATGAAAGAATTTGATTATAACCTGCCATACACCGACTTAGACTTCACCGATTCCAAAACCAGGCCATATTATCGTATAGGCCGTGGTGAGCAAGGTGTTTTATTAGTCCGACCATACACTAACGAAATCTGCCAATATTGGAGATTTAAAACACCAAACGAAGCCACCAAATCCGCCAAGAAAATCTATACAATGTTCCTGTCTTTTATTTCCAAAAACGATTTTATTGGTGCCGATATGTGCCGTAAATTCTTAGAAATGGGATTTACAAGATCCAGAAGATATGCCAACCATCACTCAGGAAAAAAGTATAATTCTGACCGATCTATCAAACCGCAAGAGAAAGACCATGCCACCTGCCACTATGCAGAATCCGCTACAATCTTTTTAGAATACCGTAGAAAAGCTGCAGAGAATCTACAGTATAAGACCATGAGAAAGGAATGGAGGGAGAATGAATAAAGACCATGTAAACCGTAGAATGACCAAGATGGCATGGGGTAAGTATAAAGGCCGTACCGTATCTGAATTACCCGACCATTATATTGAGTGGGCTTGTGTAAACTATATGGACAGAGGCCAACAAGTGATATTTAAGGAAGAATTAGAATATCGAAATACCTATGAGAAAAAGAGTTTAAAACCTAGGTATAAGTAAGAGCAGCAACCGAATAGTATCGGAAACCATGAAAAACCTGTGTGAAGAATGGGCCAATATAAAGAAAAAAACTGTAAATTCTGTAAGAAGCTGCACCGAAAACGTGGCCCATATTGCGGCCAGTCTTGTGCGAACCGTGATAGACCAGAATACTCGCAGAAGGTCTCAGAGAATATGCGAAAGGTTGCAGCAGAATATAATAAAACTCCCGAAGCCGTTGCCAAGCAGAAACAATTTGGCACCTCTCTGGCCTCTCTGACGGCCGAAGATTATACTATCGATATTCCAGACCTTGACCGCAGCGTACCTGACGGTTATACTGAAGCCTCCGACTGGTAAGTAAGTACTCACTCACATAGACCAGGACTCGCCTCCGGACTGTTGTTTTTTTGCACCAGCCCCATCCGACCTCTTGACAAATGCCGCATCCTTTGATAGAATTGGTGTGTTGACGATAGAAAAGGATATTAAATTGTTTATTACTTCCATGAGCCAGGTCAAAAAAGTGTCCCCGGCTGATATTCTGAAGCGTAAGAATCCTGCTGCTTCGATGCCTGTTCCGACCTATGCTGAGATTATGGCGAAAATTGCGAAGCTTGAAAAAGAAGCCGAGTTTGCGATGGCTGCCGAAACCTTCCTCGATTGTGATTATAAAAAAGTGAAAATTTCGAAGCGTGTTGCAATGGTCCCGAAATATGCAAGAGGATATACCAAGTGATAGTTTTCGAAATTCTCGGCTGTGTGGCCGCTGTTGTTGCAATTGTGTGTGTAATGAAACCTTGGAGTTTAGATTGAGAACCAAAGTAATTATTGAAGGCCTGAATAATTCCCAGAAATTCCGTGCTGTAATTAACGGAATTTTTATCGGTGATT